TCTCTGTGCTATCTAGGAACGGATTGTCACGTGACGTAAACTGCCACGCTTGCCAATCGTCCCAGGCCCCGGAGTAGCCTCCCATCCACATATCGTAGAAATGGTTCCGGCCTTCAGGCGTTCCAATGAATAGCGCTTTGCCTTTGAGGTCTGACAGCGCTGGACGCAGGATAGCTTCCCATACGTCTTGCTTCATAAACGCCAACTCGTCCATGACCAAGTACTTCAAGGACACACCCCGCAGGGTGTCGGGGCGGTCAGCACCCTTTAAGTATATGGTGTTGCCGCCAGCGAGCGTAATGGTTAGGTTGTTGATGTTACTGTTCTCGACAATCTCTCCAGCTAATTCAAATATCTTTTCCCACAGGATGTCACGCGCCATGCCCTGCGTTGGTGCAACGTAAAACACTTTCCCTGGCTGGCCGTTAAGGGCCGCTACGATTAGCGACACAGCAGCTAGATGCGACTTACCGCAGCGACGGCCAGCAGCGACAACCTTAAAGCGGCTAGCATTCTCATACACTTCTTGCTGCCACGGGATTAGCGATAGGTTTACGTTAGCCATACGGCTGTTACGCTTCCTGTTCCGCGCCGTACTTACGCATTACGGAGGCGTTGCGTTCCATGCGCTGCACTACGCCGTCGTTAGGGTCTTTCTTTTTACGCTTCTTATACTCAGCGTGATCAAGATACTCTTCCGCTGCCGCTGCGTATTCGCCTTTAGACAACAGCTTAGCGGTCTTAGGGCCTAGGTCGCCACGGTACACAGCAGACAGCACAGCATTCTTTAGCTCTTGCGGCAAGTTCGTATAGCCTTTAACCTTACGCGCCGCTCGTGCCTCATACTTAGGAAAGATTTCCGTAAAGAAGTTTTTGCCTTTGTTCTCTTCCGTAGCGCCTACACCTTCCGTAGACACACCAACATCATCTTTATACTCTTCAGGCACAAAGCCTTCTTCTTCGATAAGATGAATCATACCAGGGTCTAGTGGACCTTTGTAGCCATAGTGCTGAGCTGCTTCGTTGACGCGCTTTGCTAATACACTATTCATCTTCTGATTCCTCTTGAGGCTCATACGGTTCGTATATGCCTTCTTCTTCGCCCGCATCTCCGCTAACCGTAACGCTTCCGCCCGCCGGAGTTCCAATTCCGCTGATATTGATAGACACTTGTGCCTGCTGCTTACCGTCTGACGTAAAGCCCGCCACAGGCATAAGCCTATCCGCGAGAAGCTTAAGCGCAACTGCTTGCTGTTTATGCTCATCATCAAAAGCAATCTCAAACATCTTCTCAATTAACGCAGGTGACTTGGGGTTTAGTAACAATCGTGCCCTAAAGTCCTTTAATGCTGCCGCCTGCTGTCTTTTACTCAAATCCTTAGTTGATTGTAGTGCCGCTTTAGACGGGCGACCGCGTTTCGTTACGGGCTTATCTGCCATGCAGGGCTCCAGTGTCACGTAATGGGCGTTACGGCCCATACACACAAAAAAATAACTACGTAATGTAGCTTAATGTACCGTAATGCTACCTATACAGTCAGTCAGAGGTTGTCGGCTGTATTCGTAAGGCCCTTCGGCTGTGCTTTTTTATTCAGCAGTTGTCGTTAGGCTGTAGCCGCTGCCGTCTGAGTCCTGTATAGCTAATGAATGCTATATATTTTATCATACTTTTAGGCAAAAGTCAATAGCTGTAGCGTAATGAAGCGTAAATGGGTAGCATTACGGCCCATGCAGAGCGCTACGGCCCATGCAGTTTTCCATATTGTTCACTTTTTGTACACTTTGTAGGCGTTATGCGGCGTTGCGGGCAGTTTGCTAGCGTGTTAGGCGGGCTAAAAGGTACCCACTTGGATACTTAAAGCTTACTTTTTGTGCTATAAAGGATAGTCAAAAGTTACTTTTTGCAAGTCGGAGCAGCAAGGGCAGTTAAGCCGCCGCGCAACAGGCCCTCCCCCGCCCCTAATCGCAATGCGTATCGTTCTCATTCCCATTCGCAACGCCAGCGCAGCGCCCCGCAACGCCCCGCAACGCCAGCGCAATGTTAACAATGCTCACATTGGGAGCGGAGAGGGAACGAGGCGGCATCCGCTACGGCAACGCTACGGCAACGCTACGGCAGCACCACGCCACCGTCCAGGTGAGAATGAGAATGATTCGCATCTGGCAATGGCACCAATAAAGGGACACGTTCCATTTTGTCTCCACTATTGAGGATGGACGATAGCGCTCCGCGCCTGTACCTTTCGCCATGTAGTCAATCAATAGTAAATAAAGGTGAACATTATGAATGCATACGAATTAAACAACGCCGCACACGCCGCCCTCACCGAATGGGCCGCCACGCTTAGCGATGACGACCGCGCGAGCCTTTACGCTTGCGACGGTGACGGCGCGGAAAGCTTTGAATATGTAGACGGCGCTGCCGATGCGGTCTGGGCTAAGTATCAGCTAGAGACGGACCAGATTCACGAAGCCATGCGCGAGGCCAGCATCTATAACGTGCGCCATGAGCGGGGCCATCGCGCCCTGCCCGAAGAGTACACCACCGAACCGGCCAAGATTGAAGAGGCCCGCGAAGCACGCTCCGCCAGCTTGGCGCGCAGCATCAAGCGCAAGGTGAAGGCGCGGCGCTTCCACGATATCGCCGACGTCTGCCTTGGGAAGGACGGCACGCTGCTAGGCTCAAGCGCTCAGGCGCGGGCCCATCGCAAGGCCGGGGCGCAAGACTTCCGCGCCGCTACGGTGGGCCTTACGGTAGCGCAGCAAACGAAAACGCGCCGCTACATGGCGAAGCATGGCGCCAGCGCCAGCGAAGCACGCGCAGCGCTGGGGCTGTAGCGCCCCGCAGCGCACGCAAGGGCCCGCTTCGGCGGGCTTTTTGCTGCCTACCAAATGAGAATGATTCCTAACTGGGCATGGCGCCCATTAGTGTACGGGGCGCAACGCTCCGCCTACTGAGGATAACACCATGAACCTAACGAAAGCGGAAAGCGTAGACGTCTACCTAAGCGAAGCAGCACGGGAGCGCCTTGGGGACTTAATTAATAGTCTTGCAGTGTGTGACATCATGAAGTCTGAAGCGCTGCAAGAGGATAAATTCGACCAGTTTTTGCGCTGGCGCATCGCTGAGCAGCGCGCGACGGTAGAATTGTTCGACGAATTCGGCGTAGAATTACCGGGCTTAGAGAACGCGCAGCGTTGCCTAAACAAGAACGATTCCTAACTGGGCATGGCGCCCATTAGTGAAGCTAAACAGGAGTGTTAACTATGAAGCTACTAGACACCACCGGCGGTAACACCAAATTGCGCAAGACTGACGGAAGCAAGGCAGAGTACCGGGTAGCCGGGCTCTCGCTCCGTCCCGATGACATTCTGTGCCCCTATCGGCACGTGGCGGGGTGCGCGACGCCGTGCCTTGAGTCGGCAGGACGGGGCGCCATGTCAAACGTGCGCGACGGACGCCAGCGCAAGACGGACTACTGGCACGCCGACCGCGCCGGATTCCTGGCCCAACTGCGCCGGGAGCTTGCGAATTTTGCCAAGACGTGCAAGCGTCAAGGCGTGACGGGCGCCGTGCGCTTGAATGTTTTAAGTGATATTCCGTGGGAAAAGCACGGCATCCCGCAAGCGTTCCCTGAGCTGTACTTCTACGATTACACTAAAAACGCGTCGCGCCTTGGCAAGACGCCGGACAATTATGATTTGATGTTCAGCTATAGCCCCGCTGCCGCCTACCAAAAGTATGCGGAGCGTGCGCTGAAGACTGACGTGCCCGTGTCTGTCGTATTCTCTGGCGGGCTGCCGCGCACGTACAAGGGGCGCCGCGTCATTGATGGGGACGCGTCCGATCTGGTGAACGTCAAGGCTGGGCGCGTTATCGTGGGCCTAGTCGCCAAGGGTAAGGCTAAGCAGGACGCTGGCGATTTTGTAGTAGACGCCACGGATTTAATCGCCGTGGCATAAACGAGAATGATTCGTATCTGGGCATGGCGCCCATTAGTGAACCTAAACAGGAGCAACACCCATGAAAAAAGCATTTGGCCGTCTGTATTTCTCTCGCACCCGCGTTTTCCTTCGCCGCTACGGCGTCCAGCGTGGGCGTACCTTCGACGCTCTGCACATCGGCAAGCGTTCATTCTACATTCAGCACAATCGTGAGGTGGCACAATGAAAATCACTCGCACGTCTGGCCTGACCGGCGCGATTAACACTCGCGACCTTGACATTACTCCGGCGCAGTACACGCAGTACCTTAGCGGCACGCTGGCGCAGCTTGCCTTCCCGCACCTGTCCGCTGACGACCGTGAGTTCCTTATCACCGGCATCACGCCCGAAGAGTGGGCAGAATTCGTCGCCGCCGTGGAGGAAACTGAATGAAAGTTTTAGTAGCCTGTGAGTATTCGGGAACGGTGCGGGATGCGTTCATTGCAGCGGGGCACGAAGCCCTATCTTGTGACCTGCTGCCCACCGACGCGCCGGGGCCGCACTATCAAGGCGACGTGCGCGACGTGCTGCACGATGGCTGGGACTTGATGATTGCGCACCCGCCGTGCACACACTTGGCCGTCAGCGGTGCGCGCTGGTTCAAGGACAAGCAGGCCGAACAGGCCGAAGCCCTGGATTTCGTGCGCCTGTTGCTTGACGCGCCGGTGGAACGCATCGCGCTAGAGAATCCGATTAGCGTAATTTCAAGCCGCATCCGAAAGCCCGACCAAATCATTCAGCCTTGGCAGTTTGGGCACGGCGAAACGAAGGCCACCTGTCTGTGGCTCAAGGGTTTGCCGAAGCTGACTCCCACCGATATTGTAGACGGGCGTGAAGCACGCGTGCACAAGCTGCCGCCTAGTGCTGACCGCTGGAAGATTCGCTCTACCACTTACAAAGGCATCGCTGATGCCATGGCTAAACAATGGGGTGCTTTATGATTGAGCTTAACATCATCACCGTGTATGCTATCCTTGGCGTGGGCTGTGCGCTCGCGTCATGGGCCGAAGACTTCCAACGCCCGGACGAAACGCCGCTAAACTTCTGGGAGTATGTGTTTATCGTGGCGCTTGGCCCAGTGTTCGCAGTCTTTGAGCTTGTGATTCTGGTGCGTAACCGGCTGCGTAAATGAGAACGATTCGCATCTGGGCACGGCGCCCATATGTGTAAGCAATTAAACAAAGGAGTTACCAATGGCTAACATAGACTATGACGATCATTACGAATGGCTCTGCGAGAAAGCAAACATACGGCAGCGCCTTGCTAAAGAATGGCTCCGCGAAACCATAGCGGCAGGCGATTCAGACGAGCTGTACATTCCCATAGGCGACGACCTGACGCCGCTGCTGCTGGAAGTGGGCAAGCGCTTCGCCGGCTTTGAAGAAGCGCTAGCGGAGGCCATAGACGCGAAGTATTATCAAGCTATTGACGACTACATGGAAGCTATAACGGACTGGCAGGAAGAGTATGGGCTATGAGTGTGTGCCGCTACGGCCCACGCTATGCGCAGAAAAGTGTGCGAATCGCCGCAAACTATGCGCAGAAAAGTGCAACGTGTAAGGATTACTTAACAGTTCAAAAGGAGTGTAAGCTATGATGCCCATTGAAATATGCGACGAGCAACTACACGCAATCGTAATTAAGGAACTGTCCGAACAGCTTAGCTATCTAAAGGAAGACTATGAGGACGGTAAGGTGGGCGTGTTTTCTTTCGACTGGGACGAGGAAAGGAAGAAAGTGAAGCGTCTAATCAAAGCGCTTGAGCGCGTGCTTGACTGGTATGAGGTTTGAGCCGTGACCATGACGACAGCAGAACTAATCCAGGCAGGACAGGACGCCGCAGAAGCCGCTGTGCGGGCCGCTGAGGCTAGGCAATACGGTCCTATGCCTAACCCCTTTACGTCGCCTGAGAGCTACGAGGTGGACGCTCAGGTGCTAATCTACTGCGGACCAGACCCAGAGCCTGTTGTTACGCTGCCATTCTGGTCCGACCACGTGAATGGTGACGTGCGCGAGCGTGTCTTGGAGATTGCAAAACAAATGGCCGCAGCGTACGCTTACGCCACAGAGTGGGACGTGACGGTGCAAGTCATTATCAACCACAGGATGATAGCGTTATGAGTGATGCGCATGAGAAAGCTAAGTTTTGGCATGATGAAAAGAAATGTTTTGTAACCTATCAGGAGCTAATCGGAATGGCTAACAAACTCACTGACGCACGCGCCCGTGCCGCTGACCTACTGTCCAACGCGTACGCTGTGCTGCGTGTTGTCGAGCATCAGCTCACCGACAACGAAGCGCGTTTGCTACTTGACATTGCGCAAGCTATTGATACGCTTGAAGTTATGCTGGACGCTGACGAGGAGGAGCAGTGATGGAAGCTAAAGAGTTTCACGTCGAGGTGATTGACGTAGTGGAGAACGAAGACGGCAGCGCTACGGTGGTGCTTGACATGGACAGCGAAGCGGCCCGTGCGTTCCTTAGCTTGGGCGTGCTGCGTGCCATAGAGGTGGGGCTTGAGGCGACGGAGAGCGGCGATGCCGATACACACCACGCGAAACGATAAGGACGAGGAGCGCCGCGCCCTTGCCGCTGACATCGCAGCCTTTGAGGCGGCAGGCGGCACGGTGCAAACCATAACGCCTGAGCAGTACCGGCAGCATAACATTGAGCGTGAAGCTAACCGCAGCGTAGCGAACAGAATGCTGACTCTTGAAACCGTCATGGACACCACAACCTGGGACACCATGGAGGACACGCGTGACGCTCGCTTTGCGCTGCTGTCTGCCACGTCCGGGGACTACTCCATGGTGGACGGTAACGACGTACACATGCACGGTGACGGGCCTCTCCGCAGCCGTGCTGAGCAGGACTTCTTTAAAGACTACAATGATGACGACACTGAGGAGCGCATCGACGATGACCACGACTACGACGAGTGGGCCTGAACGGAACCACTACA